CTCTGCCGGGGGTTCTCACCTTGATGTGTAGAGTAGCTCTCACGAGCAAGTCTCATGACATTTCGGTAGTTCCATTAAGCCATCTGCTCGGGGCGTGAGCCCGGAGCTGTTACACCTTTCGGTGTTGATAGGAAGATAAAGTGCAGCCCTACTCAATTGCAACGGCTGGTGGTTACTTGAAGACGACAACGTCTGGCGCCTCGGTTTCCACTCAGTGGTACCCGAATACGCGTCGCGTTCGTTTCCTCAATGTATCATCAGCCCACGGCAATTTTGTGGACCCAACTCCCTTCTCTTTCGTGAAGGGTGAGTATGGGCCGTTGTCTGGCTCGACTAGTATGCAGGGCGCTGGGTGGTCCACCGTTACTGATGGATTCGGCCCGGGCGATTCTGCATATGTGTCAAATGCCTGCGACGCTGCAGCCTTGGATCCTTACAACAAATGTTTGGATAAGCTCTACGCAGCTTTGCGTAGTGATGTTGATCTCTCAATCGACATCTACCAAGGTAAGCAAACTGTCAAGATGATATTGGATTTCGCCAATGCCATTAGACATCCTGTCGATACTTTCCTGAAAAATGGAAAGAAGCTGATTAAAGATCAGCAACTCGTCAGGACTACGAAACTCGCTGGGAGCAAGTGGTTGGAGTATCAGTATGGGCTTGCGCCCACTCTGAGCACCATTCACTCACTTACCAGCGATCTAGTAGGTGCTATTTCTTCACCCGGTGGTATCCAGCTTGTTAAGGCTCGCGCCTCGACAAGAGACGAACGCACTACCGTGCGGGCGACTAATGGAAATTACTGGAGTAGCGCCATACCTGCGAAAGTCGTAAGTCACGACAGACGGCGATGTGAAATCGCCCTGTCCTACACTATCGGCAATGCGCATTTGAACGCTCTGTCACAGTTCTCAAGCCTGAACCCGGTATCTTTCATCTACGAGAACACCCCGTTCTCGTTCGTGTTAGACTGGGCCATCGATGTTGGCGGCTATATTCGGATGATGGAGACTGCCCTTGCAACTGGGCTAGTCTTTAAATCCGGGTACCGCACAGACACCCGACTCCGAGAAGGAGAGGTGTCTGTTAAAGGTGGTACATCCCAGTACGGGACATACTACACTAGCAACATGGTGGGAAATTGGTGGCAAAGGGAGAAGACACGCGTCGTTCTGACGTCGATGCCCCTTCCTAATTTGCCCTCTTTTGCCCCACGCTTGGGAGCCGAACGGCTTCTTTCGGCAGCATCACTGCTGTCGAACTTCCTTTCCATTCAACCCTCCAAAAGGAGATGAACCATGCCGCAATTGGCAAGTATCGTCATCAATGACGGTCAAGCGACCCCGGTCGCCCACACTTTCAGCCCCGTACGTATCGATGAGAAAGGCGTTGCCTCTCTCTACGATCGTTCCGGTGGTATCGCCATTGGTTTTCCCCGCCTGGCTATCAGCATCAAAGAGCCCATCGCGCCTGTAAAGGCTGGTAGCGCTTCTGATGCAGTCAAGCGGAACTACAAGTGCGTTATCACCGTTGACGTTCCGACGTTGGAATCCACGTCCGCAGCCACGGGTACCGGTATTGCACCGGCCCCGACTGTGGCGTACGTCCATGCTGCGCGCCTGGAGCTTTTGCTCCCGGAGCGCGGCTTGCTTTCGAATCGCAATGATTTGATCGCATTCGTCGCAAATGCCCTGGGTAATTCGACTGTTAAGTCGATCATCCAGAATCTCGAAGCGTTCTACTAACTCCGAGGTTTCGGCATGCACAAAGCACCCTTCGCCACGCGAAGAAGCTCGAAAGAGCGACGCGCACCGCGCGTTTCTGCGGATATAGGTCGCACCTTCTTCGCTTTGTGTAAGAACGTCAATACTCCCCATAGTCTGGCCATGTGGTTGTGCTTTAAGTACGACCACGAGGCCTTTGTCGAACTCACGCTCGACCCTAAGAACTATGGAGATACCCAATTGGCACGTCTTGGCTTTCGAGCTACGCCCCAAGCCTTCGCTTACGACTTACTCGTTTCCGAGTATTTGTCGAAGTATAAAGGACTAAAGCTTTCTCGTGATACCAAAGACGAAGCCATCCGAACTTTTGTTAGTTCGGAGGAGTTTGTTGGCACCGTTAACCGCAGGCTTTTAGGTCTCAGATCGGCTTCATCGCCGCGCCTTGAAGCAATCATCTCGATTGCCCGGCGAAAAATCTCTGAGGTTCTGGGTCTACGGCGCGATGCCACATTCTCGTTTGGGTGGGGCCCTGGCTCGACATTCTCCATTACTGGTGATGTCGGCTGGGATAGAAAGATCCTCGAGAAGAGGATCAGCGTTACTGCATCAGCTCTTCCGCTTGCACAATGTGCAATCGGAGCTGACCTTCACTGGTGTAGGGCGCGAGGTATTGACGCCGATGCCGTGTGCAGCTTGCTGCCTACGGAGTTTGACGTTGTACCTTGCAACCGCATCACGACTGTCCCAAAGAACGCTAAGACCGACCGCACCATTGCGATCGAGCCCACGGCCAATATCTTCCTCCAAAAGGGGATAGGTTCTTGGATCCGTGGCAGACTCAAGAAAGTTGCGCGTATAGACTTGGATTCGCAAACGCTGAATCAGCGTTATGCGGGCCGCCTCGACTACGCGACAATCGACTTGAAGGCTGCTAGCGATTCCGTTTCTGAGCAGGTTGTTCGTCTGCTTCTCCCTGAGGAGTGGACGTTCCTGCTAGACGCCGTCCGATCGCCAAATTATCAACTTGGCGGTGTCGTTCGTCGTTATCAGAAATGGAGCAGCATGGGTAACGGTTATACTTTTGAGCTCGAAACATTGCTGTTCTGGGCTCTGAGTATGGCTGTTCAACTCATTGAAGGTGATCGGCCTCACGCGATCGTCTACGGGGATGATATTCTTGTCCCCGTTGGTTGCGCTGGGTCTGTCATAGCTGCGCTTGGTGACTTCGGTTTCCAAACGAACTTGAAGAAGACTCATTATGAGTCTCTCTATCGAGAAAGCTGTGGCGCCCACTTCTTTGACCGGCATTTAGTTACGCCGATTTATCAGAAGGAGGTACCGAGCCATGTTGGAGAAGTTTACCATATGGCTAACCGTCTCAGGCTGGCTGCTGCTCGCCTGGGTGGTTATCACTTTAGCGACAAAACTCTTTTCCCTGCTTGGAAGTCTACGCTGGACAGTGTCCATCGGTTGACCCAATACAGTCCGCTCTCATGGCGCTCCGAAAGGAACCATGTAGAGCCGATTGGTGATTCCCTCGAAGGAGGGTTTCACCTGAGCTTGGAAGATTGTGAGTTGCTAGGCGTTCCTGTATTTGCGTGGGGGAGTAAAGTATCTCTACTCTGCTCCATCCCGCGTAAGCGCAGGTTCGATCAAGCTGCCGGGGTTGCCTTCGTCCTCATGACTGGGAGCTCTCTCGACGGAGAGGATTTCCTATCACTTAGAGGGCGGTGTGCAAATCGTACGCGCCGGAAACGGTGCTTACGGTCTTTCCGCAGTAACGTGTGGCTTTAGCCTGATAAGCTAGCGCCTCTGGGGGTTCCTTATGG